TACAATGAACTCATCCGTGAGGGTGTTGCGAAGGAGTGTGCGAGATTTGTTCTCCCGTTAGCAACTCCGACCCGTATATACATGACAGGAAGTGTTCGGTCATGGATTCACTATATAGATTTACGTAGTGCACATGGAACACAAAAAGAACATATGGACATAGTAAAAGAAGTAAGGGACATCTTTAAACAACAATTCCCTGTATGCACAAACGCATTAAACTGGGAGTATAAGTAATGCCAATATATCCAGTAAAGAATTACTCTACAGGTGAAGAGAAAGAACTTAACCTTACAATTTCAGCATATGAGCAGTGGAGGGAAGAGAATCCCGAATGGGAGAAGAACTGGCAAGCAGGAGTCATGTCTGCTATCAGTGAAGTTGGTGACTATCAAAACAAACTTCCACAAGGTTTCAAAGATCGTCTAAACAACGTCAAGAAACATCATCCCTATGCTCAATTCGACGCACTTAAGTAATGCCAGTTAAAAGTAAAAAGCAACCAACTATGGTTGGACTATCGACCAGACAAATGAGACGTAAACCAATTGGAACCGAACATCTAGTAGATATTAAACCTCTTACACCCGCACAAGAGAAGGTATACGAGGCATGGCAGAATAACAAGCATATGTTCTTGTTTGGTGCAGCAGGAACTGGTAAATCATTTATCACATTGTATCTTGCACTCAAAAGTATTCTAGATGAATCTACACCATATAATAAACTATACATCGTAAGATCATTAGTGCCTACAAGAGAGATTGGTTTCTTGCCAGGTGATCATGAAGACAAGGCAAACCTATATCAGATACCATATAAGAACATGGTAAGATATATGTTCGAGATGCCTGATGATGCATCATTTGAAATGTTGTATGGCAATCTAAAAGCACAAGATACTATATCATTCTGGTCTACAAGTTTCATCCGTGGAACTACCATAGATAATAGTATAGTTTTGGTTGATGAATCTGAGAACTTGAATTTTCATGAATTAGATAGTATAATAACAAGACTAGGTGTGAATAGTAGAATCATTTTTGCAGGGGATGCTGCACAAAGTGATCTTATTAAATCACATGAGAAAACTGGTATCATGGACTTCAAGAAAATTATTGACGACATGACGGAGTTTGAAAGCATTGAATTTGGCATAGATGACATCGTGAGATCAGGTCTAGTCAAATCTTATTTGATTAGTAAACTGAATCTTGGCATTTAACCACTTAAACTTACATAACTTTCCACAGTTACAAGCAACGACTACAGAAAAGGGTAGGAGATATCGTGTTGGCGATTCTCTCTACCCTTCTGTTACAACTGTAATAGGACACTCTAAAAAGGAGTCTATTATGAGGTGGAGAAAAAAAGTTGGTGAAGAAGAAGCAAACAAGATATCAAAACGTGCATCTACTAGAGGTAATAAGTGTCACAAGTTGTGTGAGTTATATCTATCAAATGATTCTATTAGTAAATATAAAGACGATGCACTATCTATGGGGTTATTTTACCAGATTAAACCCTACCTAGATAGTATTGATAACATACATGCCCTAGAAGATCCCTTGTCTTCTAGTCTCTTGAAAATGGCAGGAAGAGTTGATTGTATTGCAGAATACAATGGAGAGTTAGCGATAATAGATTTCAAAACCTCTACAAAGTACAAACGTGAAGAATGGATACACGACTACTTTGCACAGGAGACAGCATATGCTATAATGTTTCAAGAGTTAACTGGTTTAATACCCAAGAAACTTGTTACAATTATCGCTTGTGAGACAGGCGAACCACAGGTATTTGAAATTTATGACACAATTACGTTTGCTAGAAAACTTAAAGAGTATATTGACGCCTATAGGAGAGACAATGGCAACTGGTAAAGTTGATGACATCTTTGAAAAGAATTTTATGACCGCTGCAAAGTTTTCAGTGGAAATAGAAAATATTGTCAAAGAAGGTGATCTTAATTATATTGAAGCGATAGTCCAGTTCTGTGAAGATAAGAACATAGAGATGGATGGTATTGGTAAGTTAATATCTAAACCATTAAAAGAGAAGTTAAAATATGACGCACAAAGACTCAACTACATGAAGAGAACATCTAAAGCATTTTTAAAACTGTGAGTGGAATAGAGGTCTATAAAATGTACCTCTCTTTGAAACTTCACTTCACCACAGACACATTCGACTATTTCAAATATGGTAACGCTGCTAAAGCATCGCAGCATTCATTTGACAGTCGCAGAGATAAATTCTTTTTTGTGAAACTTTCGAGGACTTTCAAGGAGGACGAGTTACGCGAATTTTTTGTAGCTAATATGATCGTGGAAGATAAGGTCTATCCTGCTACATTAGTAAGAGAAGGTGCAGATAATTATAAACAATATCTGAAAAGAAAACAATCACTTGCATATAATTTTAAAGAAGACGTGATGACCCTACATGACATCTCGCAGAAGTTTGATAAATTGTTTATAATAGAAGGAGTCCACCCTCCCTTGCTAAAAGCACACTTAGGTGGTAAAATTAGCATAGAGACTTTGGCAATCTTTAATAAGATCTTCCAGTATGTTGGAAACTTTGACAAAGATATCAAAGAGGACATAGTATGGAAACCACTCCGTAACAGGGTGGTGAAATACGAACCCTTTATTAGCATAGATAAAGGTAAATATAAGAATATCATCAAAACGCAATTCGTATGAAATTTTTTCAATCAGAAGTAGTCCAAAAAGAACTAGAACAAATGCAAGACCTATACATGGACATCAACAAGATGGGTCTGATTTTGACATCTCCTCAGAAGAGAGAACAGTTGGACAAAATGCTTAGATTGATAGACCTCCAACAGACAATGTTTATGCGTGTTACATTGTCTGATGATCCTGATGCAAAACAACTTGTAGATCAGGTAAAGAATGCTGCAAAAATGCTAGGGATGCCACCTGATGAGGTAGGTCCTTCGTTCTATGATAAACTAAAAGAAAATGTTCAGAAAATGATTAAGGAGTTACCAGAATGACTTGGGTATTGATTGGAGTTGTTGTACTGATTTCAGTAACAGGAGCACTCATAAGATATTATGATCCGCATAACTGATATACCAAATCTTGAGGGATATGGTGTATTTGTTGATGGTATAGATTTTAAGCATCTCACGAGAGAAGAGTGGATAGATCTTGGCAAGTTACATTTAAAAAAACTTGTCATGGTTATCAGAAAATCAGGACTAAAAAATAAAAAAGTATTCTATCGTGTTCTTAAGAAATGGGGAGAGCATAGGCAAAACTATGCTGCAATTGTTTTTAGTAAATATCCATGGGCAGAAGGTCAGGTAGAGAAACTTTTATCTAGTTCAGAGGTATCTCAAGAAGACAAAGAGTATATAAAAGAATTTAAAAGAATTGGTGGACACAACAGACAAGAAGGTAATATATTAAGAGTCACTGGTAAGAAGATCAACGGATATCGCACAGGGTTGTTTGCTCATGGTGAATTACTATGGCATAGTAATGAGTGTGGAGATTTAGCATTTACGCCAGGTGTTGCATTACTAGGTCAACATGGTATGACAAAGAGTGCTACAGGATTTATGGTAACGACTCCATATTATTATAGTGTAAGTGATAGTATCCGAAGTGAATTAGATGAGATGGTTCTAACCCATAATTTTGTAGAGGGTAAGATAAATGCTAACGGAGAGAATAATATAGTATATAAGAACATGTGTCCTTTCCCTAATACAGAGATACCTATGGTGATACAGAGTCCTGCAGGGATCAAAGGATTACATTACAGTTTTAATACCGTGACAGGCAGTAACAACGACAGATTACTTGCAGAAGTTAGAAAAGGATTAGAAAAATATACTTACGATTACTGGTGGGAAAATGATGATGACTTACTGATCTTTGATAACACCATAGTACAACACAGGAGACTAGGTGACACTACAGATCGTTTGTGTTTGAGATATCAGTTTGACTATACCTATCTACAGGATGATCTATATCAACCATATCTACAAGAACCTTATATTACAAGATATACAGAGAGAGTTCAGAAGTTTCATAAATTATTACAACACGAAAAACCTTGCACAAAATAATTTTTATGATATAATGGATAAAAAGATAAAAGATTTCATAGAGAGATGGAAAAAGCGATTGCGTTTTCCAAAACTTCCTCCACCAACTTGCCCCGCATAACTTATGTTGTTTATTTCATGTCCACCTGTCTATACCTTACCTGGCACATGGACAAAATGTAATGCTCTCATACCGCATTACAACGCAGATCCAAATCAAACTCTTGGTATTTCTATATTAGTAATATTAGTTCTACTAGCGGGTTTTGGAGTGTATAGAGCATTCTTCAATAACGAAGGTCTTACTGACCAATGGGATGATCATGAAGATTGATACTCAAGGGATGTCATTTGGAGACAGTGATGGTGGTAGAACCCTTGAAGAGCAGCGTGCTGCTATACCGCCACTACAGGTCAGAGAAATGAATCTTATATCTGACTCACTCAAGGTAGAGTTAAAACAACTCATCAATGAAGTGTTAGATGAAAGAGAACATCTGAAACAACTCGAAGGTCCTTATGACTTTCCAGAGGATGAATCAGATGAATGGTTATACAGAGGTACTTATTAATGAATAACATAGGACTAGAAGTTATCTTTTGGACAGCACTAGCATTGTATTTGCTAACAAAATTAGGTGTATTTAAAAAATGAAACTAACACAAGAAGTTATCGACCAGATTCAAGAAGCAATGCTTCACACTAAAAAAAATGGTGACATTAACTGGCAAGATAGTGATGAGATTGAAGTACAATTAGCAGGAACATTTGCTGCTGATAGATTTATTGTTATTAAGAACAGGACAAAAGATCCAGTAGTTTCTGCTGCTCCACATCCTTACTTTGATTATGAGAAAGGTGTCTTTACTAAAGATGGTAGAGAAGAATACATGAAAGAGCAAAAGAAATGAATCTTTGGCAGAATTATAAAAAGGTATTGTTCAATACTTTTGACTTGGAACCTGATGCTCTTAGTATGGAGT